TATTTAGAGTATTAAAATCAAAAAATCGTTTGAGCGATTAAAAATAGACGTTAAGCTCAAAGCGTCCCGCATTTGCGGGGGTCGTATAATTAAAATAAATTTAAAATGAAAAAACTATTAATGATTGTGATGTGTATGCTAATAGCTACGCCCACGCTAACAAGTTGTTCATCATCAAGGAGTTGTAAAACCTCTAAAATGAAAAAGAAATGGGCGAAAGATAATTATTGGAAGTCTAACAAAAAACACAAAAAATCAAAATGGGGACGATAAAATTTAACTTAGAATTTGGGGGGTTTTATCACTCCATACATTCAAATATCATTGATGATGGAATAAGAAATTCTTTTCAAGATGATGTAGATTTTGATTCATTCTATGATTCAGATGAATATGATAAAATTGACTGGAACTCTGTTCATAATGAGTACTGTAAAATATATATAGATATATTAAATCATGAGCTTGATTTAAATTTAAAGTTTATTAAATTAAATAGTCCACGCTTTTACAATTTTGAAACTGATAAGATTGAAGCTGAAATATCTGACAAAGAATTTAATAAATTAAAGACAGAGTATTTAAAGTCAAAAGAATTTGTTGACTACGTCAATGAAAGCTCAAAGTCATATGACGGATTTATTAGCTTTTATAATGGCATTGATGAAGTAAAAGCGGACGATGAAATACTATTAAATTATATGTTTAATTATATATTACTGTCTATTTCTGATGATATAGAAATGTATCTTTATAATGTATTGGACGGAATTTATCAGTCTGGTGAAGAAGTAATTATCCCCTCATTTGGCGGAATAAAATCATTTAATGTTAATAAAATGTTTAAAACAGTTGCATAAGTCGTTTATGTATTGTACATTTATAAATAATATAACTTAAAAAAATAAAATATGGCAAATTATTGTTGGAATTATGTAGTTTTCAATGGCAAAGCTACACAGATTAAAAAATTAAGAAACAAGTTTAAACAATATGACAAAACGAATTGGTTTGTTGAATTTGGAGACTTTGTTTTAGACAAAGGTAAGGTTGGACTTACTACAGAGGAAGTTCAAAAAAAGCATAAAGATTTTTACTCTTATGGTACACGCTCATGGGAATTTGACTTAAGAGACTATCCAGATGATGACAGTAACACCTTTACAGTAGCGGGAGACTCTGCATGGAGTCCACCAACTGAATTAATAAATCAGATTTGTATTACATATGGATTGTCTGCTGAAATGGATTACGAGGAGGGTACAGAAGACTTCGCAGGTATAGTTAAGTTTGATAAAACAGGAATAATATCTCATAAAGAAATGACCTGTCATGAATATAGATACCATGACGATTATATGTCTTGGAAAGATAACCTTGCTATGAATTATGAATATGAAGTGGATAGAGAAGACCTTGAGTATGAAATGAATACATATCATAGCTACGCAAGTAAAGCTCATATAAAGGATTTTATAGATTGGATTTTAGAAACCTCACCTAAACCAATGGTTAACTTAAATTATAAAGACTTATAAATTATGAGACAGAACAAAAAGCAAAGTATAGAAGCATCAATCGAACTATTAGATGATGTGTACAAAATAATGATGAAATTGATTAAACCAAATATCGAACTATTAGATGATATACAAGATATTTTGAGTGAGATAGATGATGTTCAATACAAGATAAAAACACTATAAATTATGGCAAGACATTATAATAAAACAACTTATGATTCAGTAATTGAATTAAAAACGTATGAGGTTGAAGCTCTGCGTAAAGAAATAAAATCTTTAAAAGAAAGACTTAAAAAATCAGACATGATGTTATTGTGGTACAATGACTTTGTAGATTTAGTACAAGACAATTACAATAATATCTATAACTCAGCTTGTGAATTTGCTGATGAAAGAGAACACTTAACTTTAAATTAAATAGGAATGGAATACAAAAACTATGTCAATTCAATTATCAATGAGATCGATAGTGAATTAAAAAAACCTTACAATAGGTATCAAATGATTCTTTTAATTAGAAAACATGGAGATGATGAATTTGAAACCGCAAATGATGTATGGGATTTAGCAATGCAAACAGATTCTGAAGTAGCAGGTAACCTTGAAAACATGAAAGAATATTATATGCGTATTAAAAAACAATATAATTATGAAAAGGAGCTATAACGGAACTTATACAATAGAACAAGACCATTATACATTAGCTATAATGTACACTTACTATTATGATGACGGAGACTATTTTAATCCTCCAGAAGAAGACTTTGAAATTATAGATATAGAGTACAATGGCATGGATATTACCGATTTTTTCTGGGATTATTTAGATGGTAGTGGCTTATGGTATGAAGCCCTTGAGTATGCAAGAGATAGACAGGAATAAATTTTGCAATGTTAAATATATAAACTACTTTTGTACAAAACATTAACATTTAATCAAATCAACACATGAAAAAAGACATATTTGATCAGTACGCAGATGCGATAGCAAAACAACTTCATATAACACTTGACCAAATTTTTTCTGGTGATAGGCGAAGAGATATTGTTGATGCAAGACAAATGCTTTATTTCATCTGCATGGAAAGACCTATTAGAATCAGTTTTATTCAAAGATTTATGGAGGAAAATGATTGCCCTGTAAAGCATAGTACTATTATTCATGGATACAAAAGAGCTAAAAAATTAATTGACAACGACCCAGACTATAAAAATATTATAGACCAAATTCAAAAAGAGAATGCAAAAGTATCATCATATTGAAGACATATTAAAACAAGCTCTTGAAGACCAGAAATCAATCACGACTATTCTTCCAAAAGGATTAGCGGTTATTGGTAGAGGAATTAAGATTCAAAAGTTTGCTGATAAGACAGAAATATTGAACATGGGCAAAGGCGGAATGTACTACTTAGAATGTGATAATGCAGAGTATGGGTTTTTTGCTGAGCATGGTTGGATTGAAGGCTCAAAACATATTGCTTTAAATAATTGTCTACATAAGTTAAGCCTTGTAGAAGAAAGAATAAAGGAAGAGATGAACACCAGAAAGAATGATAAGCATATTCAAAACATGAAGACCAGAAGAGAGAACCTTTTAAAAAAATACTTCATCATTAAACAGGAGTTAAATTAAAATTACATAAATGAAACAGAACACAATTTTTGAAACTTTAGGTAAACTTGAAGTTTCCGACAAGACTCAAAAGAAAGGTAGATTTTCATATCTATCATGGGCTTGGGCTTGGCACATCTTAAAACAAAACTATCCAGATGCTCAGCGTAAAGTATATGAGAATCCTGATGGAGTTCCATATTTTAATGATGGCAAATTTGCCAATGTAAAAGTTGGAATTACAATCAATGGGTTAGAGCATATTGATTACCTCCCGATTACTGACAATTCAAACAGGTCTATTCCTTTAGTAAAGATAACATCATTTCAAGTTAACACCGCTATACAAAGATCAACTGCAAAAGCTATTGCTCTTCATGGACTTGGACTGTCTTTATGGATTGATGAAGACACAACTAAGTGTTGGGGAACTCCAGATGCACCACCTTCATCTAATTCTAAAAAGAAAAAAGATGATAGATACACCATATTAATTAATGACCCTGATAAGTGGGACGATATGATGAATTACGTAGTCAAGTGGAAAGCCAAAGGTTTAACTTGGATTATAAATAATATCAGTAAAGAGTATATCATTACAAAAGAAGTAGAAAATCAAATCAAAATTAAATTAAATGGAAAAGGAAAGCGTACTAAAAAAACTACAAAACGATAAAGATTATTACGGTGAGTTTGGTAGAAAGTATTTATCCGCTTCAAATGTTCGTAGTTTATTATATGAGCCTACACGATATGGTCAGTTTGAAAAAACTCTTCCGTTGATACAAGGGGGATACTTTCACACATTAATGCTTGAGCCTGAAAAACTTAAAGAGTATCATGTGCTTGACTGTAAAACCAGAAACAACAAAGAGTTTAATGGATACAAGGCTGAGAACAATTTACATCAGTATGATATTTTATTGTCGCATGAGGTCGAAAAGATTAACAGATGGGCAGATAAGATAAACTCCAACTTTGAATTATATAATATGATATATGACTCTAAGAATAAGTTTGAAGTTCCAAACATAACAACTATAGGTGGGTTAGATTGGAAAGGTAAGTGTGATATTCTGGGCGAGGATTATGTATATGATTTAAAAACTTCAGGAAACGTTCATAAATTTCGTTGGTCATGCAAGGAGTATTGTTATGATGCTCAAGCATACATATACCAAACGTTATTTAATAAGCCAATGAGGTTTATTGTTATAGATAAAACAACATTAGAAGTAAAAATCGCTGATTGCTCTGAGGAGTTTATTGATAGCGGTCAGCAAAAAGTAGAAAATGCAATTAAAGTTTATAAAAAGTTTTTTGGTGATGAAGCAGATGATGACATTGATAGCTTCATATATAGAGAAAGGTTATAGTAAAAGTATACAAGTAGAAGTTCCAAATACTTGCATAAGTAGAAATGATAAGGACAATCTTATTAGTGCTACAATTAATTTCTTGGAGCATAACATTAAAATTAAAGATAATGAGTAACAATCAGAATCAAAAACCTATCTATGTCGGAAGTGGCGTAGAAAAGTTTGACGGGGATCTAATCGAAGTTTCAGTTTGTTTATCGGACTTACCATCAGAGCATCGCTTTGAGTACAACGGTAAGTGGTATGCAAAGCTCAAGATTAATCGTAAAAGAGAGACAGATGAATATGGTAAAACACATTCAGTATCTATCAATACGTGGAAGCCAGAGCCGAAACAAAATGAAAGAGAAGTAGCTAACCCTGTAGCACAAAATGATGGCGATTTGCCATTTTAATTAAATCAAGTGTTGTAATTAAGAGGTAGAACGAATTTGAATGCTCTTACCTACCTCTTTTTTATGACGCAAATGACAAACAGAACAACTATTTTAGGGAACAAGGGAAATACATTACTATATATATTTTTTATATATAATTATCTATTTATTTCTGTCATTTCTGTCATTAAAGAAGAAAATAAAATATAATTAAATGGAAATAACTATATTCAAAGATATAAAAGAAACTTCTCAACCTTTTTACAGAGACGTTAATATTATTCTTGATAGGATTAGAGACGGTGCTTCAAAAGATATTATCAAAAGAATACGTTCTGAAAAAGATAAAGAAAAAATAAATAATTTAAAACAACAGCTACCTGCTGTATGTTTCAGTGGCAAGTTCACTAAGCGAAATGATAAATCATTAAGTCAACACAGTGGATTGATTTGTTTAGATTTTGATGGCTATCCCAACAACAGAGAATTACTTCAAGAAAAAGAAAAACTTGCAAAAAATAAATATGTGTACTCAGTATTTATATCTCCAAGTGGAAACGGATTAAAAGCAGTTATTAAAATACCACCAATACCAGAAAACCATAAGAATTATTTTCTTGGGTTAGAAAAACATTTCTCTTCACAATATTTTGACATCTCTTGTAAAAATGTATCACGTGTATGTTATGAAAGTTATGATCCTCTAATCTATTTCAATGAAAACGCAAGTGTTTGGGATAAATTAGAAGACAAAGAGTACACTGAGGTTGTAAAGCACGTAGATATACAGACAATACCTGTCACTGACGAGAATAAAATCGTAGAAATTTTAGTAAAGTGGTGGCAAAAAAAATATCCTATGATGGAAGGAGCAAGGAACAATAACATTTATGTATTGGCTTCTGCTTTTAATGACTTTGGAGTAAACCAAACCTTAGCTGAGTATATTATGTCAAGCTTTGAAACTTCTTCATTTAAAAAAGATGAAATTAAAAGAACTATATCATCTGCTTATAACAATAAACAAAACTTTGGTACAAAGTATTATGAGGACGAAGAGAAGGTCAGCATGATTAAAGTTAAATTAAAGCGTGGTGTATCAAAAAAAGAAATTAAGACTCAGCTTGAAGCAGTTGACCCTATCATTGTCGAGAATGTTGTAAACAGATTAGAAGAAGAACAATCTAACCATAAGTTTTGGACAAAGAATGAGAAAGGTGTTATAAAAATAGTACACATTTTATTTAAGCATTTCTTAGAGGAGAATGGTTTTTATAAGTTTAACCCAGAAGGAAGTAAGAATTATGTATTTGTAAGAGTAACAAATAATTTGATTGACCATACCGCAGAGAAAGAAATTAAAGATTTTATATTAGATTATTTGTTAGAGGTTGATGATTATACTGTTTATAATTACTTTGCAGAACATACCAGATACTTTAGAGAAGAGTTTTTAACCTTGTTAAACTCAATTGAGGTGTATTTTATTGAAGACAGTAAAGACACATCATACTTATATTATCGTAATGGAGCAGTCAAGATAAAGGAGGACAGTGTAACTATGATTGACTACCTTGACTTAGGTGGTTATGTATGGAAAGACCACGTAATAGATAGAGACTTTGCGTTTTGTGATAGTGTTCATTGTGACTATCAAAACTTTATAAGTAACATATGCGGTGGCGATGAAGAAAGAACTTTGTCTATGAAAAGCACCATTGGATATATGTTACATGGTTGGAAAAACTTAGCCTATTGTCCTGCTATAATACTTAACGATGAAGTTATATCTGACAATCCTGAAGGCGGTAGTGGTAAAGGACTATGGATTAATGGATTAAGCCAAATGAAAAAGGTTGTAGTAATAGATGGTAAGTCTTTTAATTTTGAGAAAAGCTTTGCATACCAGCTTGTTTCAGCAGATACACAGGTCTTAACTTTTGATGATGTACGTAAACACTTTGACTTCGAAAGATTATTTTCTGTTGTAACAGAAGGATTAACTCTTGAAAAGAAAAATAAAGATGCTATTAAAATACCTTTCAGCAAGTCCCCTAAAATTGCCATAACTACTAACTATGCCATCAAAGGCAAGGGGACTTCGTTTGAAAGACGTAAATGGGAATTAGAATTAGCACATCATTATAACAAAGATTACACACCTTTAGAAGAGTTTGGTAAGATGATGTTTGGAGATTGGAATGATGAAGAGTGGTGTCAGTTCGACAACTACATGATTCAATGTCTTCAGCTATATTTAGAAAAAGGATTAATTAAAAGTACATTTGTTAACCTTAAAATACGTAAGTTATCAGCTGAAACCTGCCATGAGTTTATTGAGTGGTGTGGAGTTTTAGGAGATGCTATGCATGACAAACTAAGGATAGGTGGAAAAAGAAACAAGTCTGATTTGTATTTAGATTTTGTTGAGGACTATCCAGATTTTGCACCTAAATCAAAGATGACAGTGAGCCGTACTCGCTTTAATAAATGGTTGATAGCATTTAGTCAATTTAAGTATGATTGTTCACCAGAGGAAGGCAGAGAAGCTTCCATGAGGTGGATAAGGTTTAGAAACAAGCATGAATTAGAAACACAAGGAGATTTATTTTAATGTTTAAATTTAGAGATTATCAGAAAAGTATTGTTAGACAGGGTTCTAAATTATTAAAGAACCACAACCTTTTATACTTAGCTATGGAGGTTAGAACAGGTAAAACTTTTACAAGTTTAGGGATCTGCAATAAAATTAATTCTAATAATGTTTTATTTATTACAAAGAAAAAAGCTATCAGCAGTATTGAAGATGATTTTAAAACCTTAAAACCTGACTTCAAAATTACTGTCATTAATTATGAGAGCTTACATAAAATATCTACAGACCAACACTTTGATGTTTTAATATTAGATGAAGCACACTCTATTGGAGCATACCCAAAAAAGAATAAACGTTGTTTACAAATACAGAGTTTGATTTTGATTCATGACCCTAAAGTTATATTACTTTCAGGTACTCCAACACCAGAGTCTTTTTCTCAAATGTATCACCAAGTTTGTTCTATACCTGGTAACCCTTTCTCAAGTTATAAAAACTTTTATCAATTTTGTAAACATCACGTAGATGTTAAACAACGCAGAATAAATGGTTTGTTTATGAATGATTACTCAAGAGGTAGAGATTCCATTTTAAAAGAAATGAAACCATACACAATATCTTTTACACAAAAAGAAGCAGGTTTTGTAGTCGATACTGATGAGGAAATTCTGTTGGTTGAATTAGAAGACTCAACAAAAGAAATGATTAAAACTTTGAGTAAAGATAGAATACTCAAGGGGTCTGAAGAAGTTGTATTGGCTGATACTCCTGTAAAGCTTATGACAAAAACACATCAATTGTGTTCTGGGACAGTCAAGTTTGAATCAGGCAATTCTCAAGTTGTAGATTACAGTAAAGCTAATTTTATTCATAAAAAATTTGGCAATAAAAAAGTAGGTATATTTTATAAGTTTAAAGAAGAGTTGAATGCACTAAAGAAGGTATATAAAGATGACCTATGCGTTGATCTTGAGACCTTTAACTCAACTAATAAAACCATAGCTTTGCAAATTGTTAGTGGAAGAGAAGGTATATCATTACGTCAAGCTGAAGCTTTAATATACTACAACATAGACTTCAGTGCAACCAGCTATTGGCAAAGCAGAGACCGTATGACTACTAAGGAAAGACTTTATAATAAAATCTATTGGATCTTCTCAAAGGGAGGTATTGAATCAGATATATACGAAGCAGTTCTAAATAAAAAAGACTACACCTTGAATCATTTCAAACGAGATTCATTAAATTTGTGATATGAGGTTAATTAAATTTTCATTAATTTGGATTAGTCAAAACTTAGCCATACCTTTTTGGGTGGTTGGACATATTCATTTGTCTATTCATTCTTTTCATGATGTAATTGAAATACTATCATCAATAGGCATGAACTTAATAGTAGCAATTGGATTTGTATTAGATTACAGAAATGACAGAGCAACAAATACAAGCAAAAAAGATTAAAGAGTTAGAGGCTTTAGGTTATTATGTAATCAAATTAACATTAACAAATAAAAATGGTATACCTGATTTAATAGCTATACCTAAAAATTGTAATGTAGAATTTATAGAGGTAAAAAAACCTAATGGTAAACTATCAAAGCTACAAGAATATAGAATAGATGAATTAAAAAAACATGGAGTAAAAGTTGAAGTATTTAAAGGATATGACATATGATATTGAAGACGGTTATGCTTCAGCTTTGGAAAGTATGCCAGCAGGTAAAGCTTACAGAATAGCTGTATTTATAGAAAATAATATGCCTAATGTTAAACAAAACGACTACCATACTTATATATTTACAGGAGTAATTAATTATTTTGAAGAAGAAGTTCCGTTTATGTTTGAAATTATGCATGCTTCTGGAGATGTCCCTACTTTAACTGATCTTTCTATTATTGAGATGGACGAATTTTTAGACTTAATTAACTTAAATTTATTTGTAAAAGGAAATGAGACAAGCATCTAAAAAACAAGATATAATAACGCACTATATAAAAGATATTAGTCAATCATATGAAGATATAGCATTGCTTACAGACAGTAATATTGGTTATGTTTCTCAATGTATACAAAAATACCACTTAGATTTAGTTTCTTATTACGATATGTGTTTAGCTCCGAGTTTAATAGATTCTAATATATACTTTTTATTTACCGAGAATGGTGCTGAAAAAAAATTAAAGTATAAAGACAATATTGTAACTCCTGAAAACAAGTTAACACAGTTAGAGGAGCTATATGTGAAGTTAAATTTAAGTGATAGAATAGCTGATCACGAATCAGGTATGTGGGAATAAATTTTGATATTTAAATTATTTTTATTACATTGTACCAAATCTAACTATAATGAGAGCCTACGAGGAATGTAAATACAATGCATCAGATGTAGAGAAAATAATAAGTTTTTCTTCTTGGTCAGATACACGAAAAATTGATACGTTATTTCATATTGATTGTGTAATGTACTGTAATCTTGGAAAAGAATCAAGTACTTCAGAAAGACGTAAAGCAAAATCAAATTCACGAACTATATACAAAGCAATAAAAACTATTAATTTTAAATTAGGAGAGTTGTTGCTAAAAAACATGGATTAGTATGTCAGGAATATCTCGTAATGATGTAGAGGTCATTAGTCATATAAATTATGTGTCTAATAATCTTCACGACCTTACAGATGATTTATACGAAGACTTAATGGAGCGTGATAATCAATCAGCCAAAGAGAAAGCAAAATATATTGTTAATCTTATGGAGGAATTAATTCAATCTTTAAGCGATGACATTTAGTGACAGTAATGAAATACGACCAAGGTTAAAAGGAAATAAACGAAAGGCTTTTGAAAACCTTAACAAGAAAGAAAGAAGAATATTAATTATAGGAGACCTACACGCACCATTTGTTTTACCAGAATATTTAGAACACTGTAAACAAACTTACGCAAACTATAATTGTAATCAAGTTATATTTATAGGAGATATTTTGGACAACCATGCATTCTCTTATCACGAGCCAGATCCAGACGGGCTTTCTCCAGGCTCTGAATTAAAAATGGCAAAAAAGTTTATAAAAGATTGGTATCATGCATTTCCAACAGCAGATGTTTTGATCGGAAATCACGATCGTATGGCTTCTCGTAAAGCAATGACTGGTGGAGTACCCTCTGCGTGGATAAAGTCCTACAACGATGTCTTAGGCACTCCTAAATGGAACTGGGTAGAGACTATAGTGTATGATAATGTGTTGTATGAACATGGCGAAGGCGGTCAAGCTAAAACCAAAGCTAAGAACAATATGATGTCCAGTGTTTGTGGACACACACATACAGAAGCCTACACTATGTGGTTCGTTGGAAAGAAATTTAGAGTGTTTGGAATGCAAGTAGGTTGTGGGGTTGACTCTAAAAGTTATGCGGCAGCATATGCACGCAACTTTAAAAAACAAGCCATAGGTTGCGGAGTAGTTATAGGAGGCCACACTGCAATAAATTCACTTATGAACCTATGAAAAAATTTAGACAATATAGAGGCAGACAAGGAAGAACAGATAAAAGTTACAGCGCATCATCTACTGTTTTATTAATCTCTTACCTTGCAATGCTTTTTATATTGGTAGTAGTAGGATTAAGCTAATGAAACAAAACAAAACAACACAGGAGAAAAAAGATATTTTACAAAAAATATTACTGCTTAAAAATTTAAGTTCTCCTACTCCAAAGGTAATAAAACAGATACAACAACTTCAACAAAAATTATGAACAAAAAGATAGCTCTTGAATTAAAAGCTCAAGCAGAAGTAGTAGCGAAAAGATTTTCTCGAAAAGATAGAGAACAAAACTTTAATAATGAAGACTTTAAAGTAGATGAAATAATACCAATGTCTGACCATACAGCTTGTGTGTATTACAGAAAGACTACTGATAAAATAGGAGCTGCCTTTTTTTACTACATACCAAATGGTATGTCAAAGGGTTGGAAATATTTTTTCCCTACAGACTCACACCTCAACGGTCTTGCTTCTTTTCACTATTACAAGTTAGAGGCCGAGAGGAAAAACTATAGTAAGAATTTAATTTCTTCTGATCTCTAAGCTCAGCAGCAATATTATATTCTTCTATACCAACAAAGTATTCCATTAATAAATCATAGACATCATCTTGCATGACCACCACAGGTTTTGTAGGATTGAAAACCACCTCTACTTTATAATCTCTTTCGAGAAGCTCTTCAAAAGATATTTTACCAGTTAACAACTCATAACTCTGAACCATACTGGTGTGTTGGTTGTAATTGTTATCCATAAAATCCCATTCTCTTTGTGAATTAATCATCTTTTATTTTTGGAGGTTTAACTATTGTAGGCTTTTGACCATTTGGTGTTACTATAGGTGGTTTTGGTTTTGGACGAACTACAGGTCTAATAATGACCTGGGGAGCGTAAGGCATAGTGTTATAATAAGGAATAGTATTATTGTATTGGTAAGTGTTATATATTTTTGGTCTTAATGAATTAACATCTATAAGAACAGTGTCACCTGAATGTGTGATGCCTATTACTTTTCTAAAGTGAAAAGGCTCATGAGTGACAGAACAGCTGGTCAGAATTATCAACCAACAAATACTCATAAACAAAAATGTTATAACTGTTTTGAAAGGGTGTTTAAATATATCTAAAACTATTTTTTTTTGGTAATTATACATATCTCTCATATTTTAATTTAAACCTTTAGATAAGGGTGTAGATAACCTTCTTCTTTTTCTTTTAGTTGATCTTTTTTGTATAGGTTGTTTTCTTTGTAAAACTTTTCTTTTTGTTCCACCTGTTTTATCACCTCCAATAATTTTACGTCCTTCCATATATTCATCATAAGCACGTTGTTGTTCTTTAGTTAAAGGACGTTTACCAAACATATCTTTAAGAATAATTCTTCTAATATCTTTATAAAAAGGAAGTAACCCTAAATTACCTAACGCTTCAACCGCTAATCTTTCTTCTAATTCTTTTTCGTATTTAGCTATCGTTTCAGGCTTTGCAGTATCACTACTTAATCTTGACCCTATTACACCTGCTCTCATTAATGTTTTAAGAAGAGGCCCGTAAGGCCCAGCAAATATTTTTGCTCCTGTTTTTAAAATATCACCACTCATCAAATCATCTTGATTTATTTGGCTAAACACCATACTGTGTACAAACGGGTCATATTCACCCTTTCTAAAGTCACTCATCAAAGGCTCGTTTATGCCATATTCAAGCATATAGTTTATAGGTATTTTAGCAAAGTTACCAAGTGTACCTCCTGTTATAAGACCAAGAGATGATCCTACAAGTTGTCTTACCATCATATCTTCAAGGTCATCATCTTCTCTTTTATCATCTTTTACATCAAACAACTCATCATCCATTAGACTTGTTAGCATTGAATACATAACCATATAAGAAGACATTCTAAATGTAACTCCTGCTAATAAACCTAAAGCTTCAGGTTTACTTAAATCTCCTTTTGTATGTAAAGCATGGATTGCATGTCTTGCAGTACCATATTCAAATAAAGTAAATCTTTGCATATAAGAATTAGCCAATTTGTACATTTGCATTAAGCCTGAGTCATTTACTTTTGGAGTATTTTTAAGGATACCATCAAAGGGATTTGAAGAAGTAGCCATAACTACAACGCTACCATCTGCTTTTTCTGTCGCTGCTTCCCTTGCTTCTTTAAAATCCAAACCTAAATATTCTGATGTTCCATCAGCAATTTGTTTAAAATCTTTAGCTGTTAATTTAATACCTGTAGTTTCGGCAAAAGAATCAGCAAAAGCTCCAAACCACATTGGTCTTGAAAGAACTTGATCTGGATATGACAATACTTTATTACCTATTTCATTCACTGCAGTGTAAGTTTGTTTGATACCACTAAACCTCATAATAGCACCCATAACATTTGATATTTGACTGACTGCTTGCCCAGAAGATCTGCTTGGTTGTACAAAATCTGACATATCAGAATACTTTGAAGTCAAAGCATCTGAATCTACTAACTTACTTGTAACTCCTGAATTTAAAGCTGTCAAAGCTTCAAACATTGTTTCGGTGTTGTAAGGGTTTGATGTAAATGTTCCAAATGATTTCATAGCCCTTGTAGCTTTAGCTGGGTTAGACAACATCATTCCAAAGTTACCTACCAATTCAGCAGCAGCTCTTGGAAGTGAGGCTAATGCTGACTGATAACCTATTCTTTTTACTTCTTGTAAAGCTTTGTCTGAAATAGTCGCATCTGAATAAGATTGCATAAACACATTTTCAACTACTTCATTTATAGATCGTGTCAAAGCGTTAGCAGCCATAACGGAAGACCGAGATGCATTAGGATTGTTTTCTAAATCAGTTTTTATTTTATTTACTAAACCACCTACTTGCTGTAAGTCTTGTGTCATATAGTAATCCATGTTAATTTGTTGAACACCACGAATAGCAGAATACGAAGGATCGAAACTTATAGCTTTTGGGCCATCTGTTCTTTCAATTATAGTCTTAGACTTTGTAGTACCATCAATTGTTTTAACATAATCTTTTGCCCTGTTAGCTACATCTGTTGTAGCATCTCCGTCTGTATTTATAACAGAGTGATGATTGTAATTATTAATTAAATCAACTTGATTACCATGCATTGTTGAAACAAACACAGCTTTTTGAGCTAATCCATTATTTACTTCATCATATAAAGCTAAAGCTTTCTTTTCTGCTGGAGTTAAAGATTTTTCTAACTTCTCTAAACTTAATTGATCTCCATCTAAAAATTTTTCTTTTAATTCTGAAAGTATTTTTCCGTCTTTTTCTGAAAGTATTCCTTCGTTTTTTATTTCTTTCAAAGTAGCATCTACAAACTCTAAAGCAGAAGGAGCTTTTTTATTTGGTTTATTATTTTTAAAGTTAGATAAGAACTCTCTTTGTAACTGTAACATTCTAATTTTATACTTAGATTTTACAATTGCATTTTGAGATCTACCCATACGAGTTTTCTTTCTCACTTTATTAACTCCATCAAACTCTAATATTTTATCGGCAGCTTCTACTTTAGCTACTTCTTTTTTAGTTTCAGACTTGTAAGTTTCAAAAGCTTTACCAAGCCTACCAAATGTATTATTGTAAATAGTTTTACTGTTAAAGTTTCCAAATATATCATCAATATTAAATAAAGGCCCAGACCTTACTCTTTCTAATATAAATGATTTGTCAGTTCTCAGTGACTTAAGTTTTTGATAAGCACTTTTAACGTTACGATATATGCTTTCTGTCTTGACTTTTGCAATTACTGGCTCTACTTTAATCTTTCTGTTATTAATATCTACTTTGTTAACCAGCTTCATCGCTGCTGCAGGAACATAACCATTTTGAATGTTTTCTTTTACTTTCTTCAAAGTTTCGATAGCAGAATAATCCATAGTACCATCTTTCTTTTCTCTTGCTAAAGCTTTAATTTCTTTGTTATTAAGTTCAGAAAGTGTCCTTGCTATTTCTCTTGCTCTTGGATCGCTTATTTCTGAAAGTTGTTTCTCAGATATTTTCACCGACTTAACACCAGCCACTCCTTCTTCGACATTGTAATCATCTGGTGTTGGTTCTTTATCAATAGATAAGTTTTCATCTACATCAACCTCAGCTTCTACAGCGTTAATAATATCTAAGGCTTGTTGCATTGTCTCAGACTTTTGTTTTAAATCTAAAACTGCACTTGTTGACCCAAACTCTTCCATTAATTGAAGATAAGAATCCAGTTGTGCATCTGGTATTATTGATGGATTAAAACCAAGTACTTCGTTTAAAGCTACTTTCAAATCATTTGAAACAGGCCCAATTTTGCTTTTAATGTTTTTCTTAGCTCGAGTTTTTAATTTTTTAGCTCTTGTAATTTTAGCCACAAAGTCAGCGTCAGTCATGACTTTATCTACAAAAGCCAAATAACTATCTACTGATTCTTTAACAAAAGGTTTTACCTTCGCTAATCTTTCTGTTAATGTAGAAGTTTGAGAAGGAGAAAGCTTACCGCCTTTTTTTAAAGACTTTATTTCCGCAGCAATATTTTTTAAGAAACTCTGATAAGATTTTACTGCTCTCTTTGCAGCTTTAGCTTGCATTATAATTTGATCTTTAAGTGCTGTCCTTTCATTTACAACTACTCTTTTTTGAGGTACAGTTTTATTTTGACCTTCGTTTATAGTGCCTAACATTCTATTATTCTGCTCAGCAAGTTTAAAACCTTTAGTTATTGACGCTCTTGATGGTGGTTGAATACCAAGGTCTTCACTTACTTCACGAACTAAAGCATCATATTCTACTTGATTTAGTTGTTGGGCTAATTTAGTACCTTTTAAATACTCAGTTACTTGCTTGACTATAAAAGCAGGGTTAATAGATTTAGGTCTACGTCCAAGGATTTTTTTCTTTATATCTTGAGCTATATTTTTAACACGCTGAGGGTCAGCTGTTACTTGCTGTTCAGCTTGTAAGAACTCGTCAACTGAAACATTTTCTTCAGCCGCAACTTCTTTTATAGTATCCATTACATTGTTAAATGAATCACTGCCTTCCTGTTTTTCTTCTATTAATTTATTTCTAACATCTTTTAGTTTTACAGGATCTCTTGAATCGATTGCATCATTTACTTCCGTTTCGGTCTGCGCCTGCGGGCTGGTGCTGCTTTCGACTTCAGTCGATTCGGTAGAGACGTTGGTAGTGGGGTCTCCTTCTCCCACCGTTTGGCTATCTTGGGCAGATTCTTGTGCATCCACCTGCGTTGTGCTTGACTCTTGAACGGCATCTGTGTTTTCTTTTACGGGTTCTTGGGTAGGATTTTCCACACCTTCTTGTGTACTTTTTTCTTGTGTTGCTTTTAGGTCGGCTGCTGCATCTTTTTTAGCTTGTTCAAATATTTCTTTTTGTTTGGCTTCTATTTGTTCAACTGAAGCATCAGTATTGCCTTCGTTTTCTAAGGCTTCAATTGCAAAATCTTTGGTAATAGCCACAGTATTTGTAGTAGTTTTACCATCTGCATCAGTAACTTCCACAGACTCAGCCATTACACCCTCATACTTATCTAAAATTTCATTGATTTGTGTATTTATATCTGCTTTTCTTTTTTTATTTACTGCCAACTTAGGGTCTTGCATATTAGCAGCCTCTTGTTCTAAAGCAATTAAATTAGCTCTATCTTCACCTTGTATGAAATCAGGAAGGTCTAAATCAATTTGTGCAGATTGTTTTCTTAATGTAATTCTATTAGAAAGTTCTGGATCGTTTTTAATTTCAAACTGAGCAGTTCTAATTTCTTCATCAGTCATCGTATCAACCATAGCTTCTATATCAGCTTTACTTTGATATGTAACATCTCCACCTTTACTTATAGTTCCATACTTTGCTGGTTTAAATACATTACGAGCAACATCTGTAAGTGAAGTTCCTGTCACAGCTGTAGGTACACTTAATACAGAACTTGCTTGTCCTGTTATACCTTCAAAACCTATTTCAGCCACATCAAATTCTTGACCCCCTGTTCCAAGATTAACAAAATCTAAATTAGTAGCTGCTCTTGCAGCGGTTTCTCCACCTGACCCACCTAAAGCTTCTATACCAGCAGCTTTTAAACCTGCTCTTGTTGCCATTTTTTTAGATACTTGTTTTCCTGCTGCTTTTGCTGCTTTAACTGATGCTCCACCTAATTTTCCTGCAACCCCACGTGTTAACCCATCAATTGTTCCAATTACTAAACCTCTTGCTGCAGATTTGTTTCTAATACCTTGAAGTGCTTCAGGGTCTTCTAATACTGCTCGTATGCCATCATCGTTAAACTCTAATCCTTTTTTCTCAACAGCTTCTTTTAAAAACTCTGTAAATGATAAACCTGTTTCAAGTGCAGCTCCTGCTCCCATCAATGACCCTGTTATAGCTCCACCTGTGCCTGTAATAGCCGCTAAAGGCCCTCCAATAGCTCCTGCTCCTAAACCAGCAACTCCACCTGCTAATGCTCCTGCACCTGCTCCTGCAGCTACAGTAGGGTTTATCATTGAAGCAATAGATGAAATCAAAAGTTGATTAACTACAGTAGGATTAAATGCCACACCTTTTATAAAACCAAGTACACCACCACCACTTTCTTCATAAATTTTATTGAAGTCACGCATTTCATCAGTCATACCAACGTTATCCATGTTTTCAACAACTCTCATGTATTCCTTTAAATCGTCTTCTGAAATAGATGCGCCACGTGTATATAAATTTAACGCATCGTCTAAGGTTGCGCCTTGACCCACACCCTGCTTTGCAGCTCTCCACATGTCACCAAAGAAATCTGTAACTGTGTTTTTACCCACCATTTCTTCAAGCCAAGTATTTTTTTCACCTACTTGAGTGTTAGCTCCATAACGAGTTCCTACAGGGTTTTCAGGTATAAAAACAGGATCTTCTGTTACATTTTGTACATTAAGTCCGTCACTTAATGATCCTGCCAACGGAGAAGATAATCCCGATGAAGATTGATCTTCTGGAATTGTTTGCTCTTGCGTAGTCGTATCCAATCCCATATTTTGGGTAGGAGAAACTTGCGGAGAATCTTTTTTTTTTAATGGCTCAATATATTGATTAAACTGTTCTTCGTCTTCAAATGTTCCAGGCGGAAATAAGTCAAATAATTCATCAGTCCCATCTTCTTCAATAAAAGTTTGAAGTTCTTCTATATCTACAAATGTCCCATCGGGCATTAATCCAAATAATTCTTGTAATAATTCCTCCATTCTTTATTATTATTATTGAGCATTAAAAGCTGCTGTTATGTCAGCAGTTGTTGCACCTGGATTATTAGCTAAATAGTCAGCTTTAAAAGCTGGATAACTCATTTTAATTTTATTTGTAACTTTACCTCTGTTTTTGTAAGCTAAATTATTCAAATCATTTAAAGCTCTTTGAATCTGTTGTCCATACTTACGAGTCTCTACACCGTTTGGCATATCTCCTGCAGCCATGATTACTATTTCTTTATCCACTCCATTTAATTTAAATTTAATAACAGAGCTTCTATTTGATCCATCTCCACTAACCTCCGTTCTTACTTCACTTATACCAGCTCGTGTTCTTGCCTCTGAGGCTGCGGCTGTAGTAAAGTCTTCAATAAACTTATTTGAAATTCTACTTATACTTGAATCAGGATCAATCGCACCGCCATCAATTTTGCTTCCTAATTCTGACTCTCCTACCCCATCTTCTTTTGTCCAGTAGCTTCTTGAGCTTTGCGCACCATCAGGTGTGGCTACTTCAGTTTCATCTCCAAGTACTTCAGGTTTTTGTATATCCTGAGTATAACCTACGTTTCTATTTTGTCCTCTTTCTCCGATATTTATTTTTTCTCTTGTAATAAATGCATCTATTTCAGAAGGTGATAAAGCTAATTGTCCTCCTTCAGCTTGCGCACCAGGAACAAGTATTTGATATAGCGCACCAATATCTTCTTTTAATGTTGTTTCGCTTGTGATAGTGTCCATATCATTCTCATCTCTAATTCTTCGTTTTATTACAGTTGGCTCTCCTGATTCATATGTAATAATAATTGTATCATCATTAATATCAATATCATTTATTCTTGGTCTACCACCGTTTTCAACCCCACCTCTTTGTTCATTAATATTAGTAACTAATGTTCTCATTGTAGCTTCAGAAGAAGCAATATCAGGATTAGTTAAAACTTTATTTATATCTCTAATATAAGCAGATGTTTTTCTGATTCTGTCTCCTTCTCCTCTCTCGCCTGGTGATTCTGGTCTGGCTTCTCTACCCTGCATTTCTTGAGTTTGTTTTATTTTCAAATCAATACGACTTTCAATAGCACGTTGAGCTATGTTTCGAGCCTCCTTCATTTGATTTTCAGTAAGCTCAACTTCTGGTCTACCATTTACATTTTTATATATTACATACTTTGATATACCTTTTTTCTTAGCTTCAGCTTCAGACTGTACCATTTTATATCCTGCACCTGTTAAAACTTGCGCAGCATTCATTGAACTTAAATCACTTGCATCACCAGTAATAGTATCTACTTGATCATTCATAAATTCTTTGTAAGTCATTTTACTACCATCATTATTTTGCAAGTCCATATACCCTTTTCCATCAGGGGTTTCTGCATCAAATAAATTTCTAAAATCTTGAATAGAAGTTACCTGACCACCACCACTATAAAGATTGTATTCCTGTGATGTAGATAAAATTACATCTGCTAAATTTTCTGTAACAGCATCAGCTAATGTATTTGTGTTTCTACGATCTAATTGAAAATCAGTAGCCACATTTATGTAAGCTGTGTTTTGAAAAAATTCTGGATTTACCTCTGGATCTGGCACAACTAAATCTCCATTTTCATCTTCTTGCATTGTAACTAAAACCAGCTCTCCGTTTCTTGGATTAGTAATTAATCTTTTATTCCTTAAATTACCAAAACCAAATGTCCCCTCGTTCCATGTCATTTCCATATCTGAAGCAATGGACTCACCGTCTTCACCAAGCTCTAATCTTTTCATAGCTTCTTGGTACTTAGCATCAGCTCCTTCAGCGTACAAGCTTAAATTTTTATACCCATCTAATTGACTTTGCATAATTAATTGATAATCTTTAGGATCAAGACCACCATTACGAAGCAATTCCATATTAGCCATTAATGTTTTTTTAGAAAAATCTGAACCATTAATTAAAAGTTTACCTAATGATTGATTATCAACATCGGCAATTTGAGACAGGTCATTTAATGCTTTATTTGTTGCATCTGTAATAGCCTGCTTTTTAGCCTCTCTACCATCACGAATAGCATTTGCACCTGAAGTTAATTTCTTAGCAATGTCACCCCAGTTTACTTGCGTAGCTTGAGTGTCTCTATTTACGTATACTGAATACTGATTCGCAGCTGTTGCTTTGTCATTGTTTTCTCTTTCTGCCATATCTATTTTTGTGGTGGTGTATACATATTATTAAAGATACTATAGTCGAAGTCTTCAAATTTATTTCTTAAGAATCCTCTTGTTTCTTTTCCTGTAAAATTTTGTTTTCTTAGCACATTTTTAATTTGAGCATTAGATAATTCCCCGCCTGCTGCATCTGTAATATTTTGCATTGTCAGACCGTCACTAATTGTCTCAGCTCTTTTCATACCGCCAGTTTTACCATATAAAGGAGCGAGAGATGCCAGACTACTTGCAGCAGTTCCAATACCTGATATACCACTGTTTATTGCAGCAACACGTGCTTGATCAGCATCTCTTGCCATAGCAGCTTGATCTGCAGCTTGACCCATATCCATAGATTTTAAATCTTGGTTTATGGTATTTTGAGCATCAGCTTTCATTTTTCTATTTTCATACAAAGCTTCTCCTAAACCAATACGTGTTTGTTCGTTAGCTGCTGCTCCTGCTGCGGTTAAAGCACCAATTCCACCTTGTAGGTTTCTTTGATCCCCTTCTTGTAAAGCTTGAATAGTTTGTTGTTGATTAGCAGTGTTTTGTCTAAATTGTTCACCGTAAGCATCTAAAGGCACATTAAGACCTTGATAAAAGTTTTTTTCTGCTCTTTGCCTTGCTGAAGCCTGAAGCTTTTTTTGCTCTGCTATCGCCTTCGATGATGCTCTTTTTTGTTGAGCAGCTTGGCTAAAAGACATACCTGCACTTGCTAAACCTGAACCAATACCTACTACTGCTGCTGTTGTTACTGCCATATTATAATACTTTAATCATTTCACTCGTATAACTTGAACCTTCTACATAACCTATTTTTTTATAAGTATCAATTAAAGGTTTGTTTTTTATTAATGCATACGAATATTTATATCCTTTTGTTTTAGCAATTTCAGTTATATGTCCTATTAATAATCCAATTGCTTCTTTCCTTTTTTGTCTATCTTTGTAATGTATATTAGATATGATCCAATCACACCAGACAGATTTAGAGTTTGTTTCATACATAAAACCCGCACATATAGGAGTATCTTTTTCATATACAATATATCCTCCTACACCATTTTCTGGCAAAAAGTCTCTGTGAGGTGGTGTCCATCTCCAGTCTTTCCACCACTGACATAATATATTATCATAGTCAGCAAACTTTAAAGGCTTTACATTTAATTCCATTTAAAGCAAAGATAGTAAAAATCTATGGATTGCTTTTCATCACACTACTTCCAACTGAAAATAACTCTACTGGTGTAGTATCATCATTTACTAAAGTAAATTCCATGTAATAACCACGCATGCCATAACTCTCGGCTATTGTGTTATTAGCAAATAATAAAAAGTTATTAGCTACAGGAGCAGTTGCGCCCGTTATAGTGGTATCTAAAGTTACAGTTCCACTATCTCCTAACTTAGTTACTGCTGTAACTCTACCAGCAAGAACAGGAGCTTGACCATTGACTAAAGTATAAGCGTTTGCACCATTAGTAATAAGGTTTCCTATATTATTATTGAAAGTACAGACTAACGCATTGGCGTTTCCAGCTACACTTACTATAGTTCCTAAACCATTAGAATATCTTAAAGCAAAATTTGTAACACCTGTATTGTGTCTTACATAAGCAAACCATTCACCTTCTTTCTGTTCAAAGTTTATTTCAGCTATATTACCTTGGCTTAAATCTGTAAGTAAAGATGTACAATTCCAAGACGCATTACTTTCAAAAGAAATTGTTTTAAATAACTTAATAGTTTTTGATGGTTCTGGATTAAACACACTGGTTACTTGTGAACTTCCTTGTATACCATAATAGTTATTACGTGATGCAGAAGTATTATGTCTATATATATTTCCATTTTGAAACGTATACAAATAACCATTCATTCCTTTTATATATTCAGGATAGTATGTATAAAATGACGGCCAACCTTCAACACCTTCGCTGTAGGTTAATGTAAATGGATTATTTAATGATGGTATAGGCATAGTTTTTTTTTATGGTGTTACACAGTTTCCAGTTGATATTACTACTCCTCTTCTAACTTGAATATAAGAAGATGAAGCTTGTAATGAATAGAATTTAGGGGTTGCTGTGTCGTTTAAATAAGTTGAGCCATTGCTCGTAGTAAACACAAAGTTCCCCACATTTGGTATTGTATTAGTGTCTTCATTAAAAGGAGCTGTAGTGCCTGTGGCGTTTCTTGCAAAATATAAAGTTTGAGTATCTGCACCACAATTAGGTATACTATTAGTTGCTGCGGATGCTGTAAATGAAGGTAAATCTGCGGGACAATCTACTTCCCAACTAAATGCTGTTCCACACATAGGAGCAGCAACTAACACGTTTGCTAAAGTAGGAGTGACTGATGTTTTTGGAAATACTAAAGTAAATACTGGAGAGGAAGGTGTAGATGTATCAGTGGCGTATCCAACCTGATTATTTACTACACTAACACTTTGAAGAGTACCTTGAGCTACATAAGATCCACTTGTTAAAACGTAATCTTGAGGTTGATCTCCTTGACTACATGAACCTCCTGGAGCTGTTGTGTAGTTTCCAACTAAATTTGCATTTTGATTACCAACATACGTAGGTAGTTGTGTGCCTTGATTATTTTGTCCTGCATAATCTACAGTTGCTCCCGATCCGTCCACTAACGTTACTCCATTATGATTGTTAAAAGCAGTCAGTCTATTATAAAAAGCACTATTGTATGTTACTAATAAACCATCAGGTATACTTGATCCTAAAAAACATCTTAATATAACTGCACCTGTGGAGTTGGCTAAATCAACTGAAGCTTGAAACCATCCGTTTTGATTGCTTATAGCCGCAGAAACTCCATTACCACAGGACACCGCACATGTATCGCATGATTGTGCGTTTAACAAAATACCATTTAATTGTTGTCTTACAATACCTGCATTAGAATAGAATCCATCAGGCGCAAGAGTGGTCAATGCTGCATTTGTATATATAGCAGATGCAGTAGAGAAAGATGTTCCATTAAAATAATATATTCCTAATTGAGCCATTTTATTTTTTTAACAATTAATTATTTGAATTACTAAACCACTTGTACCAACTTGCATATACTGAGTGTTTGATATTTTATAATAACCTAAAGGTAAGAAATTTACTATTCCTAAATTACTATCTTCACAATTTGAACTTGTATATATTGAACTTCCTACTATTGGTAAAGCATTACTTCCGTTATTATGATAATAAGTGCTTGATCTAACTAACCCACAAGCATCTTGTGGTTGCTCTGTTCCAGAACTTGCAAGAAATGAAGTACAACTCCATGTACATAAACAACAAGCATCATTAGCTGAATTTGCATCAAAACACAATTGTTGTGCAGAAATTTCTCTTACGTCATATATCACATATAAATATTGATTATTTGTAGGTAAACTTAAATTTGATACAGTTGCTAAATGAATATTAGTTGATGGATTAGTGACAGCACTATTAGGTATTGTAGTTGCAGCTGCTAATAATGAAGCTACTCCTGCGGGTGTGTTTGGATATAAAGTATTCGAAGATAAGTATCTAAAATTATCTTGAGGGTAACTCCAATCATATGTGTCAAAGTTAACTTTGTTAACTCTAATAGTAAAATCTACCCCACTGTAAGGAAAAGTTCCTTGTGATCTAACACCGACCTGACTATTATAAAAACTAAATATAGTATTATTAGAGCCTAATGTTGCCATGTCACTATCAACAGGACTAATAGAAGTTGTGTCTGCCCAATTGTATTCTACGTGTATAGTTTGTCCACTATTAGTACTTGAATTTATTAAACACTTAAGTACTGTTAATGGAGTTTTAACTACACATTCAGGTGTTACACTATAAGTTGCTGTTCCTCCAGGTGTAATTTTTATTGTTGCTGTTGTAGGTGTTGCAGATGATTTAGTCCAACTAAAGTTTCCAGATCCTGTAACGCTACCTGAATTAAAATTATTACCATTCCATGAAACATTTATAGTTATACTGCCTGAAGGAACATTATAAGCTACGTTTGAAGCTCCAATTATAGTTCCATACTCATAAGTATTAGAAACTATTTGATCTTGGTTTTTAAAATTTAATTCTACTCCACAACTAAAAACAGGGTCTGGAACAGGAACTGAATTTAAGTTAGTACCTATTACATACTCGTCCATAAAAGGATCGTACCCTCCTATTTTTTGTGTATTAAGCTGAAAGTTCCATTGGTCTCTAAACCAAGATCTCATACCTAAATCAGATATTATTCTTAATCTGTCATTCGTAGAATTACCAACCAGTTCTATAACAGCTCCTCTTTTAGTGTCTGTAAAATAAAAGTAAGCTCCATAATTTGCAAAACTTTCTGGATTATAACTAATACCATATTCTTCTACACGAGCTATTTGAGTTCCTAAAACTTGAGGCACAGACACAATAGCACCTCCCCCTGTTGAATCGCTAATAATATTTTTAGATGCAAGCACATAACTAATTCTATCTTCTTGCAATGTTAAAATATCTGTTTCTCTTGCAAACAATAATTGTATAGGGCCAAAAGAAGTTTCTAAAGTTTTAAAATTAGCTAATCCTAAATTAAATTCATTAAGATTATTTAATCCTGAACTACTACTGTATACTCCACTGTATGTTAAATCAGCAAATCTATCTGTTTCTTTGAAATCTTGTTGTGACGCTGCCAATCCTCTTTGACCCATTACTAAAGATCTTCCTTCTATTCTGTCTAAATATTTAAAACTTTCTACTCCGTTACCAAACGTGTAACAATCCATAAAATCTAAAGTTACTATAGCTGGTTGAGTTAAAGTTTGGTTTTGATCTCCAGCATCAGTATCAGTATCTGATTGATGTAACATATTTCCTGTACCTCCATTTCTAACTAAAGGCAATGCTCTTGATGCATCATAGTATATCTCTTCATTTGCATCAGCTGGCTGTGTTTCAAAAACTAATACTGAATTAGCTCTTTGTACAACTATGTCAGCTTTTACCCTCATTGTTTTGTTACCAATATTAAAAGCTTCGTCTACTCCAATACCACCACATCTAACACCTAACCATAAAGGACTGGTTACATCTCCTGGAACTGCTTGTATAAATTGAAAAGTCATGGTAAATTTCCCGTTACAATCTACATTGTTAGCACGTTTATAAGTTCCGCCTGAGCCACTTATTGATGGATCAATACCACTACCAGATGGTATAGCAAACGCACTGGAATATTCACCAGTACATTCTACGTTTTCACAAAGATCTGCTTCAAGATCAATATTAGATGCTGTCCACCAATCTGCAAAATCATTAAATGTTTCCGAAGCAACAAATGTTTTTTCTATTCTCCAATGTCTTACAGGTGCGCCTAATCCATTACCTCCCCTTCTAAATTCAAACATAACCTCTATTATTGAACCTCCAGGAATATTGTAATTTGTAGTTGAGTTATTAGCTTGATCATATGTAAATAACGGATAAGATAAAGCCCATACAGTACCACAAGGATTTTCACTATCACTACCTCGACTTCTTTCTCCATAATCTATTATAGCGTCATCACTAATTTCAATACTAAAATTAGAAGCTTTAAGCTGCATATAAAGTCCTGCTAATTGCTCAGAGTCTGCTCCAAGCTCTTGCTCTCCGTCTAAAAAATTAGAACTTTGAGCTTCAACCGCAAGTACAGTTGTTTCAACTAAAGATGTTAACGCACCCCCAGTATCTCTTTTTACAATAATTCTATCTCCTGTCTTTACTTTATTGGTGTTATCTCCTTCTAATTTAAAATGAGTTACATTATCAAAAGGATTGGTGTAAAAGAAATTTGTATATATTGTCTCATAACCTGATTTACTTGGCTTTACTACGAATTTATATTTAGTTGCCCAAGTAGGAGCATAGTTGTTAACTGTTACTTGTATTCTGTTTTTATTTACACTTGATGCAGGGGGGATATAAATAGTATTGTATTCAGAAACTAAAACCGTAGAGGCTCTGGCATATTCATCCATATACACAATACCTGTTTCAAAATCTCTATTACTATGTAAACTATTTTTATTTATATTACTACTGTACTGTACATTAAATCTTAAAAATCTAAAATACTCATACATGTTACTTGTAACACCGCCCGTAGTGTTAGTATAGTTCATTGCCAATAACTGAATTGTAAATGAAGATGAACCAGGAGTTCCTGATATTTTAAATCCTTGCTGTACGGTAGAAGATGTTACACTACTTATATTTTTTGTAAAAGCACATGTTTCTTGAGGTGGCACTAAAGCTGCATTAAATCTATCTGTAAGAGAGAAACCTTGATCAGCTGTTGCCATTGGTTCAAAGTTTGTGCTTTCAATAGTTCCAATTGCATTTTCAAAATCAGATGATGTAACAAAATCATATGTATTAGCATAATTTTGTGTAAGATTTATTACTACACCTATTGAAGTATCTGCAGTTTTAAAACCAGCATTAGCTTGATAACAAGAAGTGCCAGTAGTTCCATTTATTAATGCATGTTCAAATCTAATATTTAAAACAATTTGTGACCCTTGTTTTAATTGATCTTCTATTTCAGCTAAATTTACAGTTGCTAAAGAGTTTACTACTGTGGTTGCAGTTGCAGCGTTTATAGTATAATTTACACCTGTTGAAAAAACAGGGCCTGCTAAATTTTTAAAATCTAATGCTGTCTCAAATAAAGATGTAGAAAAGTCTAAAGGTATGTTTTGAAGGTTTTTATTAACTATATCAAAACCATCACTGTAATTTCCATATATTAATCGGTTACCCATTATTGTTTGAGCTTGCGCTTTTAAAGGAACATTATCGTATAATCTTAGCAATTCATCCGCACCAATAACTGAATATATTTTACTGTTTGTAAAAACATATTCTTGACGAGTGTTATCTGCCCATCCGTAATCTTCTTTTTTAAACCTTTCAATTACGTATATACTGTTAGTATTTGAATCTTTATAAAGTAAATCCACTTGAACTACCCTGTCACTTCCTGTACTAAATTGTACTTTAGCTCCATTAAAATTATTAGACATACCTGCATTATCATAAGTTCTTGTATCAAACCTAAAATTACCAGGTTGAAATGCTGCTAAACTAAATAATGATGTAGCACTGTATTCATTGTTTAGATATTTATATCTATATGCAAAACTTATAAATCTATCTTCTAAATAATTTTGTCCTCCAGCCGCATTAATTAAAGAAAACGTAGGAGCTGGTAAAGGTATACTTCCTGCTGGTACTAAATCTTCAAACCCTGGTGGTTTTAATATTACTGAAATATCTTCTTCTTCTATACCGTCTGTATTACCTGTAGGAAAATCATAGTTACTTATAACATTAATTCTCCTTGGAGGATTTTTACCATCTGTAAAAAACAGTAAGTCTTCAATTTTATCTACACCTGTTACTAAATACTCAGGGTCGAACTTTAAAACGTCTAATGTTATTACATGATATATAAGTTGATCAGTTTGTGTATTAAAAGACACAATCATATCTACCGTACCGTCTTGAGCAACTGTATTCGCAGGATCATGAACAAACCAATACATAGTTTCTAACTGCCCGTCATCAAACGCACCAAGACATGTAGCTGAAGTAGACAGAGGTTGACCTCCATAACTTAATGTTGTTAAAGGAGTGTTTCCTCTTGAATTTTCAACAGCACCTATTTCAGTGTTTTCAGTAGAACCTAAACGGACATTTATAGCATCAACATATTCACCTGGTGGAAGAAGTCTTTCATCCACAGATTTATTCATTCTACCTGCAACAAAATTTGTATTTACTATTGGCATATTTTTATTTTATCCACTTATCTTTTCCTCTCATATTCATCAAGAGACGTCCAGGGTGTATATTACTTAATCTTAATTTTGCATTTCTTAAAAGAGAAGACTTATCTTTTCTTGCTCTACTTACAACATATTCCTGAACTCCTAATCTACTATTTAAAATAGCAAAACGGATATATGCATATATATAATCTTCAAATAATTTGTTTAAACTTACAGAAGAATCGTCTCCGTTTTCCATTCCGTCAGAAACATATTCTAAAACTATAGACATTACTCCACCAGAAGAACTAAAATTAATTACTCCTCCCTTTTTATCTATAGTAAATACAGGGTTTGCATTTGCTGTTTCAGTATTTAATCCAAACCTTGCTCCTACTGCATAATCAAAATACCAACAACCATCTACGTTATATCCTTCTTGACCGTCAAAAAGACTGTTAGAGTTTAAATAAATACTTCTTCCTCCTGATGTAATTCTTGCCAAATCCACTTCACTATCCTGTGGACTAAGAACATTACCATCTTGATCAAATAATAAATTAGAATTATTATCTTGTAAATAAGCGGCTGCAAAACTGGTTTGAATATTTTCAGTTAGTGGAAGTAAAACTCCGTTTTTCCATTGAGATATTCTTACCCAATTGACATAATCAGAAGGCAAAATAAATCTATAGTTACTATCTAAATCTAATTGTAATATTTTAATTTCTTTTAAAGCATCATAGTTCAGCTCTTGTATTCCACGTTTTGCGTGAAACAACACTTGAAATCTATTCAAATTATTTGTCAATTCATGATTACCTTGATAGATAAGCATAAAATTATTTACTATGTCTTCTAATGATATGTACTGATACGAACCCCAATTTGCATCATTAGGGTTTCCATCGTTATTAGTATAATATTGATATTGATTTATATATGCCATCTTAACTTGTTTCTTGTGTATCTAATGTTTCTTGTCCTAAAGCAAACTCAACTACGTCTCCCTCTCTAATTTCTACTCCTGCATATTTTAATATTTTAGCTATCAAAATAGGCTGATCTGATAATGGTAATTCAAAAGACTGATACAAAGGATCAGAAGCATTGAATATAGGATCATTACCAGAAGTTTCTAAATAAGTCCAATTAGGTGTAAACGGATATCTAATATATTGACAAACTACTTGACCTTGCTCATATATTGATATAGGATAAACTTTAGCAGCTAAAGCATTCTGAGTGTATGCAGGATAAGTTAAAGTTGGTTTTGTTAAAAGAGAGTTATCTAAAAGTGTAATTTTAGACTGAGTTACTTTTTCCGCTTCTTTAATATCCGAACTACTAAATATAGAATAGCTTATTCCTGTTGCAGTTAAATTTGTGGCTTCTAATTCAAGTCGTGTTTGTGAAGTAACCACTTCCACTACTGCATTAAAAGGTATACCACCAACAACATATCCTACTATATCTCCAGCAACAACACCATTTGTTACAAAGGTAGCATTAGTATCAATAAGTTGATTGTTACCAACTACCGTAGTACTTGTTCCTGTAGTCTTTAATTTTTGATAAATTAATATTTTATTTAATAAATAGTAATCACTTCCATTCAAAGTTGTCGTAGGAAGTGTATATAAGCTTTTATTTAATTGATTTGTGCTTTGATTTAATAAAGGACTAATAACACTAAAAGTGTCTATAACCTCTTCTAAACCCTTTACTATATCTGCATAACCTGTTCCAGAAGTTCTATTATTTTCTCTATTAATCCAATTATTATATTGGTAAAAGTAATCCTCAAACATATCCATTTGTGCTTGTAAACAATACAAATTAAAATCTTGAGGGGAAAGGTATCCGTAATTATTTTTATTGAGTACAGCTAATACTGTATTTCTTACAGAATTTATCATTGATTTCTTTTTCTACAAAGATAGCAAAAAAAAAAGAGGCCTATTTTTTTTAAGCCTCTTCTATTTTTTGAATGTTAACGTAATCTACGCTGAGTACTCTACTTCAATTTGAGCTATTCCAGTAATAGGAAATTTAGGCTCAAGAACGTAAAAAGGATTTAACCAACTTGTTTGTAATGCTTTTTCAATTGCATCTACAATGCTGACTAATTGCTCTTTAGTTTTAGCTGCATCATCTGCTGTAGCAGCAGTGATTGCTACGCCTAAAACTTCAGAAGCTCCTGTAGCTGTGTGTCCTACACTGTTGTAAAGAACGTTAACTGTTTGATCTGCTCCTACTTCTATTCCAAGAATGTTCTTAATTGGAATTAAGTGATAAACGTCACTTAGACTGATTTTTAAAAATTTTTCCATCGTTATAAAAAAAAATAAATGTTATATGAGATTATTCTCACTACAAATATACAAGTTATTATTTATTACTTTTTAGGCGTTTTTTTAGCAACTTGTAAGTTTCGATTCCTTCATCAGATTGAAATAAAGATGCCACAATATAATATGGATCTTCACCAAATGGAACAGTCAATAGTTTGGTTTTATTTTTTGGTAGATTAAAGTAAACATCTTTACCTGCATTTTTCATTGTTAAAAATGTGTGATTGAAAAACTGAACCACATCATTTGTCAATTCCAACATAGGATCATTTAATGTTTCTATAAAGTCAAACGGATCATTTTGAGCATAAACCATTACGTCTCTTTTTATTTCTGCCGTAGACATACGATCAACGCTTGCTCCTATTAAAACTCTTGCTACCGCTAACAAGCTATCTCCTTTTAATTCTTTAGCCTGAATCATTGCTTCTACAGCTTGTTCTACTATTTCTAATTCTGCTGATGCATCACGAGCTTTATCTACTGCTTCGTATACTCTTCCATTAGAAGGATGATAGTGTAAAAATTTTTGTAATACTTGATTTTGTTTTGGAACAAATAACATTCCATCTTCAAATACAATTGGTTCTAATACTGCATTTCCATCTTGCTCGTCTTCAAACGGACTTTTTTGGTTTCTTGCATATCTTAGTGGTCTGTTAACTCCTTTATCTTCATCGAAGTATAATAAAGGGGAACGTTTTGAGTGGCGAGATGCCAACATATAACTTAAAGGCGCACGCTCTTGAATTAGTCTATAAGCTACGTCTATATACTTTTGTGTTTTTTTCATTTGATATAATTTAATTTTAATTTAAAAATAATTACCCTCGTCATTATAACGAGGGTAACTACTACTACTATTTATTATGCATCTTGAAATAAGAAGAAGTTGTTTGCTCCTAAGACACAAACAGCTCTTTCAGTCAAGAAGTTTACTTCCATAGCATCTAAAGAAGATGTTTTTGCTCCACCAGCAGAACCAGTGATCCAAGTCTTGTATCTTCTATCTTCAGTTTCAGAAGCTCTGTAACGAACGTGTAAGAAAGGACGCTTAGCATTCTTTCCTAAGATTTGATCGTAAACTGTAGTTGAACCAGCAGGAACTAACATTCCGTTGATTGCTCCACCTACAAGACCACCTCTCATTGTTGGGTCGTTAAGATATTTCCAGTCAGACTTGTAAAAGTCATAACCTCTTCTAAATCCTGAGAATCCAAGATTTAAAGCCATCTCTTCATCATTGTCAAATAAACCATATGAAGTACCACCAGCTCCGTAAGAGTTTTGTGTTGCTAACATATCGTCAATGTCAAATGAAAAATCTCTGTTTACAAAAAGAACATTTTCTTCAATAGCTCCTTGCTTGTCTAATCTTTGGATAATAGAATCAAATTCAGCAAGAGTTGTTGGATTACCTCCACCAAATACATTACCTCTTTGTCCTACTACAAAGAATACACCTTCAGAACCATTTAAGTTTGCTGCTGAGTTACCAGCTGCAACTCCTTGGAAAAAGTCTCCTGCTCCAGAAGTAGCTTCTGCAGGAACAGCTTCAATCATAGCTGTCTCCATGTAGTCTTCAAAACGTAATCTTGTGTCATGCTCAGATTTTAAATACCATAGGTATCCGCTTACGCCATCTTCACCTGATACTTCGATCCATCCGATTTGAGCCATATCAGAACCAGAAACAGAATATTTGTCTTTGATAATGATTGGTTTGTTATCGAAAATGAAATCGTCAGATTCATTAGATCCTACCATACCATCAGTTCCTTTGTTAAATTCAGAACCATAGATAAAGATATCACACGCTACTCCAGCTGCCATAGTTTGTCCGCTTGCTTCATAGTAAGCAATTGTAACAACGTTTGGCGCACCAGCTGTAGGTGCTACTGTAATTACACCTTTGTTAGTTAAATTTGATCCAGGTGTTTTGTCAGAGATCATTACTGTTTGTCCAACTCTTAAAGCCGCTGTGTTAGGCGTTCCACCTAATGCAGGGTTAAAGTTAGAAATGTTGTTTGGAATAGTCCATACAGCACTTCTTGTTGCTGCTCCAGCTGCTGCGCCAGATGTACAATTTTGATATTTTACATGCAATCTTCCTTGCTCAGCCCATTTGATAAGGTCAGAGTTAGAAGGCATTTCAGCTCCTACCAATCTTAGGAAGGAGGATACGCTTCGATTACCATATCTTTCAAACTCTTTTTCATAAGTGTCAGGTAAATACTGATTTAAGAAATTGAAGTCTGTAATATAGTTGCTTTCCAACGGCACTTGTTGTGCTGAAGGTTGTAAGTCGAAACCAGGGGTTACATTTACTGCCATTTTTTTAATTTTTAATTGTTAATTTTTTTTAATACTTCTAATTTTGAGTCCTCTTCCACTACTACTGTCACCAATTGGGCGAATCTTTAAACCATCTTTTGTTGATAGCTGTGGGGATTTACGTACATCCATATTTATATTTTTGGATTTACGTGTAACATCATCCACTGCTGCTGCAACACCTTGGTCATAAAAGAACTGAGCAAACTTTTCAGGATTCATTGCAACCGATAAGGCTTTATGGTATCCATTTGCATCTGACATTAAACCATCTTTGTTCATGTATTTATTTACAAAGTTGTTTACATCCGACTGCTTGTTCATCAATTCATCTGCTGTACCTGGTTTATAATTAATCTTTTTTTCACCAACCTCAAATTCAAAACCTTTGAACTCATTGTTAAACACTTCTTTAGTGCGGTTTAAAAAGTAATCATATCGCTTTTCATTACTTTCAGCAATTGTTTTTGATTCCTCTATATACTTATTATAGGCACTTAAATTTTTTTCTTGATCATCAGATAATCCACTCCCACTTGACTCAAGAGGAATTTTATATTTATCTTTCTGCTCATTGAAAAACTTACGTGCTTTAGCAAGTTCTCTTTTTTTAGCTAATTTTAATTTTCTAATATCTTTTTCATCATCATCATCATCATATCCAAACTTGTCATCCATTAAGTCTTGAATATCAATAGCATCCAAACCTTCTTCTTGAATAGACATATAATCAGCTATTACTGCGTCTTCTTCCATGTTATCGTAGTCTTTTTGTAATTTATAAAAGTCTTCGATTCCACGACCAGTTTCTTTTTTATACTCAAAATACTTTAAAACATCTTCAGGTAATGTTTCATTTGATTCTTTAGTCTCAAATAATTCATCAACTGATGCAATGTCTTTATTGTATCTTTCTTTAATATATGAAAGAACGTTATCATCATTTACCCCTGATGATTCAGGTATATTGTTAGAAGTATTTTCAACTTCTTTAGTTTCAACTTCTTTTGCTTCAACTGGAGCTTCTACTTTTACTTCTTCTACTTTAGTTTCAGGTTTTTCCTGAGATATAGTTTCTTCGTGTTTTTGCAGTAATTGCTCTTCTATTTCAGCTTTAGATTTTTCGTTTCCACTAACTTCTTTTACTTGTAATTTCATTTGATTTAATTTTTAACAAAGTTAATACTTATTTAATTATATATTTTAGCTGTTTAAATATTACAAAAACGTCTTTTGGATTCCCATTGAACTTTTTTTGATTTACCCAACATGCTTTTTCTACTAACCCTTTTATTAAAATCTTCTCTGGCTTGATTTAATTGTGGGCCTGCTGTTTTTTGCATCATTTTTTCTTTGTTTTATCAAGAGCTTTAGGAACTCCTTTTTTTAGTAAATTTTTTTTAACATAATTTAATACTATTTTACCTCCCTTTAATATCTTACCTGGACTTATTATACCCAAATTTCCTGCTGAACCTAATCTTACAGGAGGTGGAGCTTTAACATCCTTAGCATAACTCTTAAGTTTAGCTTTCTGCTTCGCTATTTCTTTTTTAGTTTTTAGTTTTTTACGAGCTTTAGTAGGAACATTTGTTACAGTACGTGTAGACTCTTTTACTACTGCAGCAGGTCTTACTTTTTTTCTTTTTTTCTTATCTAATTTACTCATATTATCTTGGGTTAAATTCTGCTAAATCAAAACCATCTAAACTATCTTCATTAGACTCAAAAGTTATTGGAGGTAAGTTTCTTTTTCTTTGCTCAATCATTTTTGATTGTTGTGTGTTAGCCATAGTTATTCTATCTGCCTTACCTTTCTCTTTTGCTTCTTCACGTAAATCAATTTGTTTCTGTTCTAAACCTCTCAGTTGCATATTATATGCAAATTCTGTTTCCATTAATTGTGCTTTTAATGCAGCTTCGTTTTTAAGCTTCTCGATATCCATAGCAACCTCTTGTTGTTTTAATTGCATCTTACCTTGAATTTCCATTTGTGCTTTTTGTTGATCAGCTTGAGCCTGAGCCATTATACCAGCTTGCTGTTGTTCAGCTTGTGCTGCCTGCATTTGCTGTTGTTGTTGCATTTCTGCATCCTGCTTTCTTTTTCTTTTTACTTTTAATAATTGGTTAGCCATTTTTAAATTATGAATTTCCCTAATATCAATAGCGTCTTCTAAGCTTATATCATTTTTAGATAAAGCCATTTGTATGTTTTGTTCAAGCATTTGCTTTTGCTCCTCATCTGGAGACATTTCTAAGAAAACACCAAAATCATATAAATAGAAATCTTTTAAATCTTCTAATATTCTTAAATTGTATTTACCAACTTGCATAGCAAATTGATCTTTAAATGAAGAATATTCTAAAATATCTGCAGTTCTTATAACTACACCTTCTGCTAATCTTTTAGTCATATATAAACTACTGTTTAATATATGCCTTGTAGCAGTATTAGAACTAAGAGCTGCAAGTTTTTGAACACCAACTAAAGCATCTGGATTAGGACTTGAAGCATCTCGTGCCTCGTTTAATCCTGTGACTGTTCTAATCATGTCCATATAATGATTATAGTTACCTATAAGCATTTGAAGTTTTCCAGCACCACTACTTGAAGTTAATTGTTGGATAGGTTGTCTTGCGTTATTGAACTCTCCATCTTGAGTGTAAGATCTACCAACTACAGAACCTGTTTGGAAGTAAAGTCTTAATGCATCTTCAGGGTTGTATGCGTTTCCTGTTCCTAAGTCAACTTCATTTAATCCATCTGCATCAATAAAAACTCCATCAGGAACAACACGTGAAACTACTTGCTGTATTTTTAAATGTGTTATTTGTATCAAGTCTGCAAAAGGAATCATTCTTCTAACTAAAGACTCGTAAACTCCTTTATACATTCTTGGCGCACAAGCTACATAATTAGGCATTGCATGTTGAGATGCAGATTTAGGTCTTACCATATTTTCTGCCAGTTCCCATTTTAGCATAATATTAGTACCCATAACCATGATACCATCATACCAAACTTCTATATTTTTTTCTATTCTTTCAAATTTACCTTCCTCTTGCATTTCTGTTGGAGGATTAAATTCATCTGTTTTACTTACTACTTTATAACTTCCATCCGCCATTTCTTTCTTTTTATAAACAAAAGAATGAGTCGTTTTATAATTGAAATATAATAAAGTAACAGTGTCACGCATAAACATACTATTCTCATAGTACTGTGCGTTATTATAATAGTTGTACCAAGATTGACTATACTTGGATATAGTTTCCATTTCTTCATTTGTAATATCAGGATTTATTTTAACCAATTCTGACATTGGTATAGTTTTAATTTCTCCCCAATAAAAACAATCTTTAAAATAAGGATCTTCTGTATAGCTATAAACAACATTAGCTGGATCGACATAATCTAATTGAACACCTTGTCCTGGCAAGAATTGATGTTTTGCCATACTAACTCCAAGAGTCATTAAATCGTAATCACATCTTTTTCTAATTTCTTGATATTGGTTTTGATTTAAAACTGTATCAATTGCTTCTTCTGCAGCAATCTCTATTGCTGGTTTATACTTCATTTGCATAAACAATTGAAGTTCTTCGTCATTATTTGGAATTTCTGATTCTTCTGTTTGAAAAACATTAACACCAAAATCTTGTTCAATTTGCTGAAATAAAGGTCGAGCTATCATCTCACCTTCTATTTGTTTTTGAAACTGATTTCTTTTTTCAGCAGACATTGCGTCTTCAGCAAATGCTTTAACTTTAAAAAGCCTATCATTTAATCCGTTAACTACTATATCTACAAATTTAGGAATAACAGGGACTGGTGTCCAATCTAAATTTAAGTAACTTAAATCACCGTCTACTGCAATTTCGTTTTTATATTTAGATACAGATTGTTCTCCACGAGCATAAAGTCTAAGTCTATTAAACTCTCCCCATTGATTAAAAAATCTACATGTACTATTATCTTTTCTAAACCACTCGTACTGTATCGCCTGCCCTACTTGTAGGCCGTACTCCATGGTATCTTTTTGTGCGTCAGTAACAAACTGATCAGGAAAAGCGGCTTGATTAATTTGTATATTTACCTCTTTCATCTATTATTTATTCTACTGCGAGAATCAGTGTTGTTATATGTTGCAAATTTAATGCTTATTTTCGTCTTTTCTCTTGACGGTGTATATAAGTGTTTTTGGTTTGCCATTATAGCTAATCCAGAGCTTATAGAAGCATCAAATTTTGTTCTATTATTTATATCAAATTTTGCCCAATCTTCTAATGTTCTTTGAAAATAAGTATCACCCATGTCTCCTTCTGTTCTGTAAATACCGCCCATATCTAATCCTACATATTTTTCTATATACGACTCAATAGCAGACGCATGTGATTGTTTTACATCTTCAGAAGTGTTTGGTATACCTCCTAATTCTTTTTCAGTCTTAGAAAGCTTAGAGTAAGCTTTATCTGGTCTATTCAGACAAAAGCCTCTATACCCCCTGTTCTTAAAATGATATAACAAACGAGGTTTATTATTTTCACATAATATTGGCATACCAAAAAAAACACATGCCATTAAAACTTCTTCAAAAAATATTTCAGCTGTTTGAGGTCTGGCTATGTATTCTAAAAAGAAATGATTACTTGGTATCTCTTCCATAGAAAACTTAGTTAAACCATGCAAAGAACCATTAGACCCTTTGCCTACAACAACACCTGATATATCATAAGAATCACAACCAAACGTGCCTAAATGCTCATTGCCTGGAAAAAACCTGCCATTCTTTTTAATAACATTATTTTGTAATGCTACATTTGGCATGTAAGTTACAAAAAATCTACCTCTTTTATTGGGAGTCCAAATAACCTTAGTATCTTTAATACCATCTTTCCAACTAAAAGAACCTTGTGTTATAAAATGTTCTTTAATTAAAGAATCATTGTAATCTATTTGTTGATATATTTTTGTTAAATTAAAAATAGATTGTTTACTTTCATCTCTAAACGCATGTGATTCTGTTCGAGGAAATTGTCTGTAAAATTCATTTAAAGCGTCAGGGTCATTAGATAGTGAATCAACTTCGTTCTGCCAGTAATCAATTGCTCCTTGATAAATTATTTCATCATCTATTCCCTTTACTGATTTTTCTGGAGTATCTAAAACAGGCATTCCATATTGATCTATAAATCCTTCCATATTCCATTCCATCGGAACGAAAAGTGAATATAGTCCACTTTTAGTTTGACCATTTGAGTTTCTCTTTGAAACATCAGAATCATAAAAAAGTTGTTTAAAATTTCTACCTCCTTTATCTAAAGCATTAGATGTAGATCCCATCATACATTTTCCTATAACTTTACTTCCTAATCTCAAACAAGTTTTAGTAACCCTCCAGTTGTTTAATATGTTATCAGGTCTTTCCCATTTTCCAGATTCATCATGAACCAGTAGCCTTAATTTTTCACCATCATTACTATTATCTCCAGTGTTTTTCCAATCAATAGTTGTGTCTAATCCCTCAAGTTGTTCTTCTTCATCTATTACAAACATATTTTTTTTTGTAATTTTTGCAGCAGGAACTCTATAGGCTAATTCAGTTTTTGGTTTATCCATACCATCTTGTATGGGTTTAAAGAAAAAAGGATAATTATTAGAAATAGGAACTACTTTATCAGTAAACATTTTTTTAGCATCTGAACCTGTTTTAGATAAAATTCCTACACGTGCATCTTTTGCAAGAGTTGCTAAGTTCACACATTCTTCAGAACCCATATATGAAAATCCTGAACGTCTAATTTTTAAATAACAAATACCAAAACTTCTTTTATCAGCTTTACAAGCTTCCCAGTATAAATAAAATATTCTATTAGCTTCACGAAAGTCTGGTAAACCAACATCAATTTTTGTCCATTGAAGATACATATAATGAGATCCTGTTATATATGTAGGAACTCCGTTATTATAAAACCAATGACCAAACTCTCTTCTATTAAATTCTTTTTCTATATAATCAACCCACTGTTCTTTAAAACTATTAGGCATTGAATGCCACTGAAATATAGTAGATATTCTTTTAAGTGTTTTAGAATATTCTGTAGCTTCCCAATATTGCTTTGATTTCTCAGATGATCTTTTATATATTTCTTTTGGAGTATTTGGAAGAGCTACTTTTAAGTTATTTATATTATATATATCTCCTATTGTTCCGTCACGAGATATAATAACCATATCGTACTTTTCATTATAACCATATTGCCAAGACCTTTTACGGTTTTTTAAAACCCTAACTTGTTTTGGTACAACACTGTTTACTTTTATATATAAACTATTTTGATTTTGATTCTGCAAATCCTTTAGGTAAATTATTTGTTTTTCTTTCTAATCCATTAATTTTATCTTCTTCTTCTTCAATACGTTTTAAAATATCAAACGCATCAAATATTGCAAGTTTTTTAGTTGCAGCAGCATTCTTTAATCTGTCAGCAGCAAGTTCATCTTCAGGATCACCAGTAATAATTTTTTCATTTGCAACTTTAATTAGATGCTTTACTGCTTTTTCTCCTGCTTGTATTATTTGTATTTTTAAACTTACTATATCCATTACTTAAATTTATAAAACATTACAAATACTTTACGCCCTTCTTCCCAAGATTTATTAGGATATTTACTATGAAAATAATTGCATGGATAAGAAACTAATCTATTTTCTTCATAACCAACTACCGTACTTAATCTCCATTTATTCAAATCTTCTGAATCTAATTTAAGTATTTTATCATAGTCATCATCAGACATATCTTTTGGCATTTCTTTTCCATAAATATCGTGTTCCCAAAAAGCAGTTCCATTTAGTTCTTCTAACTCTCTTGGTGATAAATTTAACACTATGGCTCTATCAGGTTTCTGTCCTTTAATAATTAAATCAGAGTGTATATTCCAAGTTGTATCTAATTTATCCGTAGATACTCTAAAAAAACTTAGTATGTTTTCTAATTCTCTTTCTTCTCTTTGTTGTAAAATATCTAAAATAAAATAATCAAAATCTTCATTAGATTCTAAAACATAAAAATCCTTACCACCAGCTGTTTTCTTTTGGAAAGGATTATCTAAATATTCTTTAATTATTTTTAAAAAATCTTTATCTATAACATCATCTAATATATAAATCATAGTTTTATGGTTATATTATCAGTGTACATTCTGTATAATAAATCTCCTTCTATAACAAATTCATATTCACTAAAAGGTTCATAACAAATTTGATCTCCTTTTTTTAAACCAAGTCCTTCTAATTGTTTATTTAGATAAACTAACTCACCTTGTAAGGGTTCGTTTTTAACACCACTACCTACAATATAAGAATCTTTTTTTGGAATAGGTTTTACAAAACAATATTTATCAAAAGCATTCCATTTAT